GTGGCGGCCCGTTTAAGGTACCTGGAGGATCACATGTACAGAACTCGTTCATCTGGTGCGTTAGTCGTTACGGATGTATTATCTGACTTTAGTTACTACTATTGTTCAGATAACGCATTCAAAGTTCGACAAACGTATGGCTTTGTCCCAGTTGCTAATGGTAGTCTTTCTACTATTACTGACGAAACGGGACCACTATTATTCCACGATGGCTTGAAACCCATTAGGAATGTTAGACATGAGCGAATGACCGTTAATAATCCGGTCTTTCCCGCTCAATCTGACAATAGTGGCGTAGAATACTGGTCGACTCCAAACTATGTTTGGGGTCCTTGGCAGTATTCTACAGATTGGACGATTCACACCCCCACTCAAAGTGAGCTCGACGCTATTAACGCCGAGGCTTTCGACAAAATGAAACCGAGTCTTGAAGGTGATTTGTCTATGACAAACTTCCTTCTAGAAATAGGTGACATTAAGTCGACGTTGAGTTTGGCTAGAAAGGGATTATCCCTTTTACAACGTGTTGCCGCGGGAAATCTTTCCTGGCAATTCGCTGTTAGGCCTACTCTACGCGATCTGAGTGACTTGTACGACTCTATGTTGAATCTTAACGAAAAGATTGAAAACTTTCGTAAGAAGGGTCGTATGCTTCAAAGAAGACATTTCAGAAAAGTCTTCCTTGACTCTCCGAAAAATGTGATCACGGAGAGCCTCGCTGAGAATGTAAAGTGTCGCATTACCAGTGAGGAGAAAGTAGTATGTCACTTCACAATGTTCTATAAATACGCGGTACCAGATATTTCGGTACCTAGTAATTATTTGAACGCTGTAAGAGATATACTGGGACTCAAGTTTGATGTTTCCAAGATTTGGAACGCCATTCCTTTTTCATTTGTATTGGACTGGTTTCTTAAAATTGGGAAATGGTTGGAGCAGTTTGATTCTGATCTAACCGATATCAGACTTGAGGTTGTGGGCTACTGTTACTCGTATAAGTGCACCAAGAGCGAGAAAAAGGAACTTGCTCTTTGGAACAAATGTACGAGAACTTTCTCTGAATATAGAATATATTCTGAGAAAGAGCAGCGGCGCTATGTACGGGGTAATTGTTTACCCAATTCAGGCACCTACTTCGCCACAAAGTCCACTTTTGGACTAAATCAACTGGGGTTGTCAGCTTCGCTACTCGTTATGAATAGGCGATAAACCAACACCATAAAACCGAGGTTTCACCATGTCCATAGATTCCATTACCGTCTCTGACGGTACAAACTCATTTACATACAACCAAGTATCTCTTAAATCTACCTCGAAAAGCAGCGAGGCGATTTATCGTGATGCTGCCTCAACACTTGCGCTCCCCAAAACTATCAGGGTATCGCATGAGTTGGCGCCTAGCGTTACTGGTACTGATCGTCATCTGGTTCAGTTTAATATAACTGAACTTGATAACGATGTCCCCTACACAGGCTCTGCACATGTCGTCTTCGCCGCACCTCGCAAAGGTGTTAGCTCTGCAGACATGTTGGTTGAATGGAAGAAGCTTAAAGATTTGGTTGATGACCATTTCGATCTGCTTCTTGGTGGGTTCTTCCCGGGATAACCCGGAAGTTTGGAATCTCGACATTGGTGGCTGGAGACTAACCTTATGAAGGATAATCAGAACAGCCAGTTCGAGTTTAATCTCAACCTCTACAAAAAACTCTTAGAGGATGTGTACACAGAATGCCAGTTACCACTTCATGAAGCCTATCGCGATTTCTCCTATATCGAAAAACGATATAGGTCAGAAGGCTTAGGCTTCTTGACTAAAGTTCTACCGTCACTCGGAAAATCAATTGATTTAGCGATTAACGGTGGACGCTTTGCTAATACTTCTTTTAAGTATAATAAGAAGTATGGAGTTCTCCCACGCTTTATGCGTGGGTTACTCACCAAAGTATTTAGTCATGATGGTACGGTACTAAATGTGGTGGATGGTTATGCTCTGAAGCATCTACGTCAGCTTACGTTTTTATTTTATAAACTCGAAGCTGACTACACACAAAAAACCCTTAACAAAGCCTATGCAGAATTTACGCACAACGAAAACGTTGTAAGAAAACGTAAGTTCAATGTACAGGCGTTAGCAGACCTTTATGCAGCGAGTAACATAACCAATGACATCTTATCAAATTTCGACATCACTAGTTGTGGGATTCATTTGCATAATGGTCCTGGTTCTGCTTGTCACGGGGAACAGCAATGGGAAAGGTACGAACCACGACGGTTCTATCAAGATCTTGATGATCTTGTGCCTTATCACATTGCTTTCTTTGTTAATGACAAACACATTTTTGACAGTTGGGATCAGTGGTTTACCTTACCCAGTGTGGAAATAAGCTACACAACTCTACTTGACGTCCCTAAAGATTCCCGAGGACCTCGTTTATTATGTATAGTGGGATTCGAGTAATTGAGATACCAGCAGGCTTTAAGAGCTTGCTTGTATGCTCATTTGGAACGTCATCCAATTACGCGTGGTCAGGTTAACTTTACTGATCAAACGATTAATGGATCTCTAGCTCTTACGAGCTCAGTAACGCGAGAATACGCGACGCTGGATGCAAAAAATGCATCAGATTTAGTGGGCTTAGATCATGTCGACCTAATATTCGGCGACACCCCAATTTATGAGTGGCTCTTAAAAAGTAGATCCTCTCACGTCAAAATGCCAGATGGTAATCTTGTAAAGCTTGCAAAGTATGCACCTATGGGCAATGCACTCACATTTCCTGTGATGGCATTAACCTTTTGGTCATTACTTGTTGGCAGGCTCGTTTCCGAACACAAGATACCATTGCGCACAGCAGCAAAAAAAGTCTATATATATG